AACCCAAGCCTTGATAAGTTTTACGACAAATTCAAATATCAGGCCCTTGTTAAGGTAGGTCCACAGACCATCTTGAGGACCCGGCCCATCTTCCAGAATTGGAGCTTTAAAGTCAGCCTCACCTATGACCCTACGGTTATTGATGAGCGCACACTGATTTCCATCGCAGAAGATGCTGGCCGGCTTGTGGGCCTCTGCGATAACCGGCCTCGTATGGGACGGTTTATGGTAGAGAGGGCCTAATATTAGGGTCTGGTCGGCTACGGGGGGCCGGGCCCGATGAGGTTAGGCAGGGTCTGGCAAGGTATGTCCGGGCGAGGCTACGCGGGCTCTGGTCTGGTGGGCTACGGTAGGGGTTCTTTTTCACAGGAGGATTTATGAGCGATGTAATTAAACTTTATCCTGGATGGAAGGAAGCAGCGGAGCAAATCGCCAAAAAAGTGAAGGCTGAGGGATATGAAATCATCCTTACATGGGAAGAACTTTATGATCTCATGGATATTAAGGTTCCCGAAACGGCCACAAAGGAAAAATGGAAGGAGCACGAATTTGAGGTTTTGCAAAACATGGAAAACCTGAAAAAGTTGCTCCTGCGGGAATACAACCTCCATCTGGAGAATATCAGGGGTGTGGGCTATCAGGTACTTCATCCAAACGATCAGGTTCGGATAGCTCCTGATAAGCAGCTTGAGAAGGCCCTGGCCCATGTAGAAAAGGCCAGAGAAATCCTTACTAATGTGAACCAAGAGGCCCTTTCCTTTGATGGTCAACAGCATCAGATGCGGGGATTGGAGAAGGTAGGTTTCTATAAAGCTGTCATGGGGAAGGGGAAGAAGATTATCGGCCCCAGCGAAGGCGGCCCATTAAGTCTTCCCGAGAAATGATTACGGTACGGTTGGGTGGGGTAGAGTAGTATTGGGTGGGGTAGAGTAGTATAGGGCGGGGTATGGCAGTATTTGGCGGGTTATGGTGCGGTTGGCTAAGCAGGGGGCCCGGGGCTTCCTGGCCCCCTATCTTATCTAAGGAGGATTACATGAAACTATGCCCATTTAAATTCAACTTGGAGAATAAGGGGTGCGAAAAGGAAAAGTGCTCCTTATATATGGTGCATCCTAAGAGCGAATCAAATCACTGCGCCATCTTTTTCATCGCCATTTGTTTTTCTTATTTTGCTGATCATGGTTTCCCGATGAGGGAAGGAGGCTAATCACCATGGGGAAAGGTCCCCCCTTTGTCGGCCCGGATATGGCCCCGGCAGCGGCTAAAGAGGCTTACGAAGCTATATTGGCACTAGTTCAAATAACCCACTCAAGGAGGATCACCGCATGAAAGCAAACCCCAAGATCATCGACATCCTTAACGCCCGGCTGTCAGAAGAACTGACCGCCATTAACCAATATATCGTCCACGCCGAAATGTGCGGCAACTGGCGATACGAGCGTCTCCAGGATGCTATCCGCAAACGGGCCATCATGGAGATGAAGCACGCCGAGAAGATCATCGAGCGCATCCTGTTCCTGGAGGGGGCCCCGACCGTCAGCAAACTCAACCAGATTTCCATCGGGCTTGAGGTGCCGATGATGCTCCAGCTCGACCATGCGGCCGAGATCCTGGCCATCCAGAATTACAACGCCAGCATTTTCCAGGCCAGGCAGTTGGGGGACAACGCCACGGCGGCGCTCTTCGAGTGCATCCTGGCCGACGAGGAATCCCATATCGACTGGATCGAGGCGCAACAGAACCAAATCGCCCAGGTGGGGGTGCAGATCTACCTTGAAGAGCAGATCAAGGAAAGCTGAGTCGGGCCCAGGCATTTAATGAACTTTCGCGCTGAGGGGCGGGGGTGCGACGGTCTGAGACGGCACCTATGGGGAAGTTGCCCAGGCCCGCCCCAAGGCGCGAACTATCGAGGTAAGCCATGACAAAAACAGAAGCGGATCGCAATGCTCGTCTTGTGGTTTTTGGCTGTGATTTAGCGAGTAAGATTTTAAAGGGGCGTAGCCCAATGGTTCAAGACTGTCCCAATGGCGGGCAGCCTATCCCGGAAAACTGGAGGTAAACATGGTCACCCGGATCATAGCATTTGTATCGCTTTTTGTGATTGGCTTAACGCTCACCATTTTGGTGATGATCTATGGCTGGGGGCTTGAGCCTAAATCTTGGTGGTGGATCATTGGCGGCGGGATAGCCGGGCGCATTTTATTGGGCATTTTGGAGATCATTACTAAACAGGAGGGCAAATCTTGAAAATCAACAAGCTGAAAATCTCTAATTTTCTAGGGCTGGAGCATCTGGAAATGGATTTATCCAATGCTCCTCTGCACCTGATCGTTGGCGAGAATGAGCAGGGTAAGAGTTCAATCAAGGATGCGATTGCCTATGGGTTGACAGGGGAAGCGCGTGGATTCAAAACCCACAATTCCCAGGCATCGCTGATTCGCGAAGGGGCTAAGTTTGCAGAGGTAATTATCGAAACCCCTCATGGAACTATCCAGCGAAGGAAAACCCCCAAAAGCCCTGCAACTTCGGCTGGTCCAATTCCGGATGACCGAATGATGGCCAGCATAGTTTCTGACCCCTTGATATTTTTGTCTCTACCAGATGATTCGCGGCGTGAGGTGCTTTTCAGGATGCTTCCCGGGCTCAATCCGACGCCGGCTCAGATCAGGGATCGTTTAATGATCTTTGTTCCCGCAAGCAAACCGAGCGAAGCGCATCCCCCGACCATGAAGCTGATTGAGGAGCTGGCCAAGCTGGCGGCTGATAAAGGTTTTTCGGACGCGGCCGATGAGGCCATAATCCGGCGTCGCCTTGCCAAGCAGCGTATGGCTGATGTTCCTGGAGCCCCTGACCCTACCTTTAAAACCTTCAACCTTCCGGATATCAAGGAAGCCGAGGTGGAGGCCGGGATCGCTACCCTCAAGACCGAGCGTGACGCCCTCCTGCAGAAGCGGGGGGAGATTCATGCCAAATGCAGCGCCCAGGTCCCGGCTTTGCCTCTGGGGCTGGACTTGCCGGCTGTCGAGCAAAAGCTGGCCGAGGTCTGCAAATTGGGAGAACAGATCGAACTTCCCGACCCTGGCGAAATAAAGGAATGGGAGGACGCCCTTACGACTAATCGCCCCATTCTAACCGAGCTGGCCGAAAAGGTGGATGCCCTGGAAGTTGGGAAAGCCCCCAGGTTTTACCCGAAGATTTGCCCTACCTTCAATGATCTGGGACTCGAATGTCCAAACGCTGACATCATGGGTTTCAAGGGGCGTGAAGCCCCTGACCCTGAGAAGGCCAAGAAGCTAAATGGCGATCTGCAGGAGCAAAGGGAAGAAGTAACCCGGCTGGAAGCAGGGCTTAATAAAGCCCAGGTCAAGAAAGCCGCCTATGAGAAATACACCTCCATGCGGCAGGTCCTGTCCGACCGGATCGTTTACCTCAAGGAAGTGGCCGAACTGGATCAGCAAACCAAGGCCCTGGATGAACGGATGCAGAATGGCCGGGATCTCCTGGAGGCGCTCAAGACTTACCAGCGCCTAAATAAAGAGGGCGCGGCTGCCCGGGCCCAGTCTGCCGCGGCCGAGAAGGAGGCGCAGCTTTACGACTCCCTGGCCAAGGCACTGGCCCCGGATGGCATCCCAAGTAAGCTGATCGCAGAGGCCCTTGACCCAATCAATAAATTGCTAATGTTTGCTTCGGGGTATCTATTCCCGGAGTATTTAAGTGAACCCCTCAGGTTAACCAAAGACCTGGAAATTTACCGGGGAATAATTCCCTATGCCCTTCTATCAAAATCCGCCAGATATAGAACGGGCATCTGTTTCCAATACGCCCTTGCAAGACTTGCCGGGGCCAGGCTTCTCCTCATCGATGAAGCCGATGTGCTTGATCCCCCGAATCGGAGCCAGCTAGTAAGTTTTTTCCTGGCCATTCGCCAGGATTTTGATTCGATTCTTTGCTTCGGAACGAGCGACCACGCCGACCCTTCACCCCTTCCAGATATAATCGTCTGGTGGATGGAGAATGGGCAAGTAAGTAAATTAACGGTGCCGAAAGCAGCATAATTCTTGACTTGCCCGGGTTTTTATGGCAGGATGAATAATGAATGAAGCACAAATTAATCGAGCCGCCAGGGTGTGAGAAGCATCCTGGCGGCCCTGACCATAACCCAACCTTGGAGGAGGTTCGGCCATGGCTGACAGCCATCTTACCACAAAGGTCTCATAGTACCGATACGGATGGGGGGAATCCCCCAATTTAATCTTCCCCCGCGCCCCCCCGGCTCGGGGGTCTTTTTTTTGCCCTTTTTCAACCATTTTCACCTCCACAGGACCATTTTGATGAAATGCACTATTCATCAACATTTCCCGGCTTTACCTAAGCCCCGTCACGGCCCGATCGCGCACTAACCTAACTAATACCATTAACCCTGCCGTCCTTTGACCTAAATTTCCATTGTCCCCTTGCCAATATTACATTCCCGACAGGATGTTATCAGGTTCTTTTCCTCGAATGTTCCTCCATTGTTTCTTGGCTTGATAGGATCAACATTTAAAACAACTGCCGGATCTTTCCGGGGACTTCGGCCGCAATATTGACAGGTAAAGCCATCCCGAAGAAGTATCTTAAATCTCAATCTCAGGCCCGCTGTTTGATTTTCAAGGTGCATTAAGCATTTTTCTATATCCTCCATATTATCATCTGGTCTATAAGGAACACCGAGCCTCATGAGGGCTAACTTTAGATGGCATAAAGTTGTTGGACCGATCCCTTTATATTTGGTCAACGTATATTTGCGGAAATCGGCAAGCTCTTCTATATGGAGCAACTGGATTAAATTGCGAATCGCGCCGCGGCAGTCGCCTACCAGATAAAGTAACTTCTGCAAGTCGCCATCCAAATTAGCCATTCCTTTCCTTTCCCGCCATTTTTCTTTTTCCACTTCTGGAATAAGATGGTCAAGAGCGTGCTGGATGATTTGCATTGCCCTTGAGAAAGAAATTCCCTTGATCTTCCCGATTTCTCGATAAGTTTTTTTATCAACATAGCGTAATTTAATAAACTCCAGATCCCTTTCATTCATGTGAAACCTCCTTTTCCTAATGTGAATAGGTCAATATTACCTACTTCACAAATAGCTGTCAAGCACAATCAAACATCTGGATAATATTCATAAATCACCGATGGCCTACAAATATCCCTTTAACTCCGGATTATCATTTTGAAAAATCCCTTGCATAATGAGGTCCATGCCAGGCCTCCTTTCGAGAGGACTTAATCGCGCACGTCAGATGTTCGGTCTTGAGGGGCTGGGATCACCATTCTCAGCCCCTTACCTGCGTCAAATGGGCGGCGCGGGTGGCGTGGTTGTTAACCCCGCGGCTACCCAAGCATTCATTACCCCGCCCACGCTTCTTGCTTCCCTCGGTTTGGGAGTCACCAAGCCTTATTCCCAGAACATCTGGGTTTACGCCTGTGTCAACGCCATCGCTGATAACATCGCCGCGGTCCCCCTCAACTTCTTTACTGGCACGGCCGAACAAAAAAAGCCTTTCTCCGATGATAGCCTGGTCAATTTCAGTAATTCCCCTAACCCCTATATGTCACTCTCCGACCTGACCAAGGCCATACTTACCTGGCTAGGGTTGCAGGGTGAAGCCTTTTGTATCCTGGACCGCGATAACCCCCGGGAATTCCCGAAGGAGGTCTGGTGTTTTGATCCGGGCCGATTCAAGGAAGTTTCGGATAAAAAGACCGGGTTGATCATAGGCTGGATTTACAACCGTCAGACTACGCGGATCACCTTGGAACCCTATGAAGTGCTGTTTATCCGTTATTTCAATCCCTATAACGACATCAGGGGTCTAAGCCCTCTGGCGGCCGGCCAGAAGAGCGTTGACCAGGACTCCTACGCGGCTGAATACAACATGAGATTTTTCCAGAATTCCGCCAGCCCCGGTGGAGTGCTGCAGACCAAAGACAATATTTCCGAGGAAGATTATCACCGCATTCGTGACCAATGGAATGCCAAGCATCAGGGGCTTACCAAGGCTTTTACCATCGCGGTTCTTGAGGGCGGCCTGGAATATAAACCGATAGGCTATACCCAAAAGGAATCGGATTATCTCGGCGGCCGCAAGCTAAACCGGGAAGAGATCCTGGCCTGCTACAATGTGCCTCCGGAGGCAATCGGGCTGGAGCCACTGCGTTCCCGTTCCCTGAATGCCAACAGCGATACCCCCCGCAAAATCTTTTGGGAGAGCTGTTTACTCCCCAAAATGACCCTCCTGGAATATTGCTTCTGGAGCCAGATATTTTCCCAGCTCACCGGCCCGAGGATCTGGGCTGAATTTGATCGTAAATCCATCGCTGCCCTGCAGGATGACTTCAATACCCAGCTTGACCGAGCCACCAAGCTCTTTGCCATGGGATATTCGAAGGCGGCCATTAATGATCGCCTTGACCTTGGTATGCCCCCCATGGCGGATGATAATGTCGGATACCTGCCTGTCAACATGATCCCTACTGCCGAGGCTGGAAAGAAGCCCGCAGTTCCTGCTCCCGAAGAAGGCAAAAGCATCACCCAGGTTATTTTCCCGCCATCGCTGCAAATAACCGGTCCCGGCCCGGAGATCATAGCCCGGCGCAAGCTGGCCCGGCGCACCTCCTGGCAGCAATACAATCAGCTCCAGACCACCTTCGAGCGAAAGTTCCAGCCGCGCATGAAGCGGTATTTTTATGACCAGCGCAAGGAGCAGCTCCGGCTCGTCGAGCAAAATTGGGGCAAATTCATCCGGCTGGTCCGGGCCTCTGACGACCAGGTGGATGACCTCCTTTTCGACCTGGAGGCATGGAACGCCAACCTTAAGAAAATCTCCTGGCAATTCTATCAGACCGTGGGCGCCGAAGCCGGGAAGGGTATCATGCTTGAGCTCGGGGCCGATCCTGCGTCATTCATCCTGGCCGATACCCCGGCCATCGAAGTGCTCAAAACCAAGCTGATCAAGGTGGTGGCCATTAACGACATCACCAGGGAAAAACTCCGTGACACCTTGATGGAAGGCATGGGCAAGCTGGAAACAGTAGCCGAGCTCCAGGACCGGGTGCGCGAGGTCTATAACTTCTCCGAATCCCGGTCACTGACCATCGCCCGGACGGAAACCGGCCAGGCAGCCACACCGGCCCGAGATGCGGCCATGAAGATGCTGGGGGTCGAGCGCCAGGAATGGACCACGGCCGGCGACGACAAGGTGCGGGAGATCCACGCCGAGATGGACGGTGAGATCGTGGACCTGGGGGATGCTTTCAGCAACGGGCTTCTTTATCCGTGCGATCCGAGCGGTGATGCGGATGAGGTTATCAACTGTAGGTGCTGTGCGGCTCCCGTAGTGGAGAAAGACTGATGGAAGCTGATTAAGGAGACCCCGTTGGCTACACAGGTCCAGCCACGAATCGGTATCCAGATCAGCCCGGACATACTGGCCATGATCTTTCGGGCCGGGGCGGTCATCAAGACAAAAAACGGCTATGAGATCGAGCTGGCGGAAGGCGGGATACCGGACGATTATTTGCTGCAAAAATATGGCATCGACCCGGAAACAAAACAGGGAATTTTTATTTTCGGCCCCCGGGGATCAACCGGCCCAGTGAAATGGCAGTCCCCGGTTTATCAGAAGACAAAAAAGGAGGAAAGCTGATGGACCCTAAAAATATGGTGCGCCAGGTTTTTGATTTCCAGATAAAGGAGGTCGGGCCTTCCCAGGATCGGGTCCTGGAATTCATTGGGTCCACCAGCGATGTTGACCGTTATGGCGATATCATCGATGTGGAAGGCTGGGACCTCAAAAACTATCTGAAAAACCCGGTCTTCCTCTGGGCGCATAATTATCAGCATCCGCCGATCGGCAAAGCCCTCAGTGTCAAGAAAGCCGACGGTGCCCTTACCTTTCGAATCCAATTCCCCACTCCGGAGGAATTTCCGTTTGCCGATACCATTTATAAGCTCTACCTGGGCGGCTATCTCAAGGCCACCAGTGTCGGGTTTGGCGGCCTCGATTCGGAAGGGATCTACGGCGAGCCCCAGGGTGACAGCGGCTGGCGCCCTTATCTCGGCACTCATTACCACAAACAGGAGCTTTACGAGCTGAGTGCGGTGCCGGTCCCGGCCAACCCCAATGCCCTGCAAATGGCGGTGAAAAAGGGGATTCTCTCCGCGGAACAGGTAAAGACTTTTCCTTCCCAATCATCTTTTGTGGGCCCGCTTTGCGCCGGGTGCGGTAAGCCCTGGGAAGAAAAGGAGTGCGGCCCCCACCATGCCAAGATCTTTGCGGAGATCCAGGCCGGCACTACCGGGATCAGCGACGAGGCAAAGCCTGAGGAAAAGGGCGTGATCCCTTATAAAGCATACCCCAAAGAAGACGAGGATGCCGCCTGGGACGGCCCGGCCCAGGTCAAAGCCGCCGATGTTGTAACCCTCAAACTCATTTGCACCTGGTTCGACTCCGAGAAGCCGGACATCAAGGGCTCTTATAAACTGCCGCATCACCTGGCCGAAAACAAGCATGTCGTCTGGAAAGGGGTCAGCGCGGCCATGGCGGCGTTGCTGGGTGCCCGGGGCGGCGTCGATGTGCCGGATGGTGACCGCAAGGGGATCTATAACCATCTGGCCAAGCATTATAAGCAGTTCGATAAGGATGTGCCCGAATTCAAGGATTACACGGCGGTCGAGCTGCGGCTGATCGAACCGGAAGAAATCGACAAGCTGCTGGAAGCCAAACCGATGTATCCCTTGGGGTTAGCTCCCATTGAGGCTGCCTCACGCGCCATAATCCAAATGGCTTTCAAGCAAGCGGCCGGCGCCGATGCCTGCGCCTCTTGCCCGGAGCAAGAGGGCTGCTGTTGCACTACCTGCGCGAATAACCAGGCGGGGGTCTGCTGCTGCGATTCCTGTGACAAGAAGGGAACCTGCGAATGTTGCCCTGGTGAGGGTGCCTGCGATACCTGCCTCTGCAAGGTCTCAGGTGCTGTCACCTGCGACGGCTGCGATCTTTCGGAAACCTGCGTCTGCAATTCCTGTGACCAGGCGCCATCCTGCCATTGCGGTCCTTGCAGCCCTACCACCCCACCGCAAAGAGCGGCTGGCAACCTGAAAACTGCCTGTCCGGAAAAATGCGTCAAGTGCCCCTTTACCAACACCTGCTCCTGCAAGGGCTGCGATTTGATGGATGCCTGCCATTGTTCCCCCTGCACCCCGAATCCGCAGAAATCGGCTTGCGGGATCTGCAAGGGCGGGAACTACCAGGCCAAGGCTGGGGGCACCTGTCCGGGAAAGGTCGGGAAACTCCCCGTTAAGACCAAGACCGGGGCCGTCCTGAGCGCCAAGAACAAAGAGCATCTTGAAAAATGCGTGGGGCACATGAAAGATGCCATGGACCGCTGCCAAAAGGTCCTGGATGCTGCCACCCCCGCTGATGATGACGATAGCAAAAGCTATTACCGCGTGGCGTTGAACCCCGGCGAAGAGCCTCATGGGGTGAAACCAGCCGATGCGACGAAAGAAGCGGTAGAGATGGAAAAGATTCGGCAACTAACCGAAAAACTGCATTCAACGCTATTCAAAAAATAAGAGGAACCCTACCTATGGATAAAATTGAGCAATTGCTTGCGGCCATTCAGGGCAAGCTAGACGAGACGGTGAATGGGTCGGATGGTAAGCCCATCACTATCCTGGAAGCCTTCAAGATGTTTCCCGAACTCCAGGAAAACTTCGCTGACCTGAAGAAGCGGTTGGAAGCCATGGAAACCATGGCTAAAGAGCGCAAATGGGCCAACATCCCCGGCGTGGAACACGGCACGGGAAAAAACCAGTTCTCCCTCTGCCGGGCCATGTTTGCCATCCAAACCAACGATTGGAAGGACGCTGGCTATGAAAAGGAGGTTTTCCAGGCAACCAGCCTGAAGGCCATGGGGTACAGCGCTGACACCCTGGGCGGCTATCTGGTCCCGGCCCAGGCCATCCCGGAGCTCATCGAGTTCCTGCGTGCCGTGCCGATCTGCATGAAACTCGGGGCCACGGTCATCCCCGACCTGATGGGCTCCCCGGTTCTTATGCCGAAACAGACCGCGGGGGCCACGATCGCCTGGGTGGGTGAAAACATTACCGTCACCCCCAGCGACCTGGCCTTCGGGCAGGTGCAACTCACCCCCAAGAAAGCCATGGCCCTGGCCCAGGTTTCCAACAGCCTGATCCGCATGGCTCTCCCGGCGGCGGAGGGCGTAATCACCAACGATCTGGGGCTCCAATTAGCCCTGGCGGTGGACATCGCCGCCCTGCGCGGCCCCGGCGCCGCCAATCAGCCCCTGGGTATCGCCAACAGCCCGAATATTGGCACCTATGCATTGGGGGGCGTCAATGACGGGGTTCTGCTCCAAAACCTCGATTTTAAGGATGACATGGAGTATGTTCTGGCGGCCGCCAATGCCCTGCGCGGCAAACTGGGCTTCGCCTTTAACCCGATTGTCCGGCGGAACCTCAAGAAGATCAAGGTGCCGCAGTTCACCGGCGACGCCGGCGTACAGCCCCTGGTGGAATGGTTTGCAGCCCTAGCCATCGGCGGGGCCGGTTTCATGAGCGATGCAGCTCTGGAGGCGGCTCTGGGGTATCCCTTCGAGGTCACCACGCAGATCCCCACCAACCTGGTATCGGGCAGTTACAGCAACTGCACCGAGATTTATTTCGGTAACTGGGCGGAGTTGCTCATAGGTATTTGGGCCGGCCTGCGGATCATGGTTTCGGATGTGGCCGGCACCGCCTTCGCCAGCGACCAGACCTGGCTGCGCATCATCATGGAGGTGGATACGGCGCTGCGGCACGACCAGTCTTTCTGCTACTGCAGCAATGTGAGGGCCTCCTAATCCGGAAACAACCTATCAGGGGCGGGAGGGCCCGCCCCAACCTCTAAAGGAGGGTCTGTCAATGCAGCAAAATTTTAGCACCTATAACTATTTGGAGCATGTTTTCGATGCGCAGTCCGTGCCCGGATCCCCCACAACCTTGACTTCAAACCCTATCGATTGCAAGGGGAGGGAAATCGGGGCTGTGTGCCTGAATGTGGGCGCCATGGTGGCCGGCGGCACCATCGACGGTCATATAGAGGAAAGCGCGGACGGCGTCACCTCCTGGAGTCCTGTCGCCCTGGCCGTCTTCCCCCAGATTCTTGCGGCTAGTGGCGCCAGCAAAACCTATGTGGGCGGGCTGCTCCTGCGGAACCGCCTGCGCTTTCTCCGGGTGGTCTTGACCGTGACGACCTCCGCGGCTCTACTCAGTGCCGACTTTTTCAAGTCCTACGGGAAAGAGCGGCCGGCTACGCCCACCGAGACCGTGGCGTTCGAGGTCTAAGGCCGGTTCTTATGGCACTCTATCGGGTTCGGTTCGATCACACACTTCACCTCGGCCCCGGGCAGACCCTGGGGCCGGGGGATGTTTTCGAGCCTACCCCCGAGGTCCTGGCCAGCCAGGGCCATAAATTGGAATTGGCGGGGGAATGCGACCCTGTAACCGTCAAGACAGGCATGGGATTTACCGAAGATGTCAAGGGGGGCTATCTGGTGCCGCCTCAGCGGTTCGGAAGGAAGAGGTGACCATGGCCTACCGGGTTCGCGTTGGGTTTGTAGTCCATGAAGGCCCCAGGGTTTATTACCCGGGGCAGATCTTCCAGCCTACTCTTGCGACTCTGGAAAACCAGAGCTGGAAGCTGGAGCTAGTGGAGAAGGCGCCTATGCGGCCTGATTTCAGAGACGGGGCCTGGCGGGGTCGTCGCTGTTTCATCCTGGGCGGCGGCCCCAGCCTGGCCGACTTCGATTTTGACCGGCTCCGGGGGGAACTGGTGATCGGTATCAACCGGGCTTTTGAGAAGTTCGACCCGGAGATAATCTTTTCAATCGACAGCCGCCTCTACACCTGGCTGCAAAAAGGAATGCTGGGGCCGGGCCCAACCCAGAAATTCAAAGACTCCACGGCGCTCAAGGTTTGGCCGGAGGAAATAGGGTTCGTCTTCGGTCGGGAGGTCCAGACGGTCCCCAGGATCATCGGGCGTGGCCTCGGCAAATCCATCCGGGAAGGGATTTTTACCGGCTCCAATTCCGGGTTCGCCGCCCTTAACCTGGCCATCTGCCTGGAGGCCAACCCGATTTATCTATTGGGGTTCGACCTCCATACAGTGGGCCAGTGGCAGAAATGGTTCCATGAGGGCTACCCGTCAAAGCAGAGGGATCATATTTATAACGACTTCCGGGCTGATTTTGAAGCGATGGCCCTAGCCATCAAGGCCAAAGGGGTGCGGGTGGTCAACCTTAATCGCGGGTCTTCCCTGAAATGCTTTGACTTCGGGGAGGCGCCGCTTCCTTTATCTTGTGTAAAGCAAGAGACGGAATCCTTTACACAACCGGATTTGTTGTTAAAAGACTTTACACAAACTCCGGACAAGGTGACGGTGATCACCCCGACCGGCGACCGCCCCGAGGCCCTGGCCTTGCTCCGGCGCTGGATCGGCAACCAGACCAGGCAACCGGACCAATGGCTCATCATCGACGACGGTAAGACCCCGATAATCCCGGCAGACTTCCCCAGCGCCATGGTTATCCGGCGTGAGCCCCAGGCAGACGATCCCCCTTGCACCCTGGGTAAAAATTTAGAAGCCGCCCTGCCTCATATCGCCCATGAGAAGATCCTGGTTATGGAGGACGATGATTGGTATAGCCGGGACTACATTAAGACCATGGCGGCCCTCCTGGACAGCCACGCGCTGGTAGGAATCTGGGGCACAAAATGCTACCATCCCGGCCTGCCCGGGTTTCGAGAAATGGGTCGCAATGATCATGCTTCCTTTTCTCAAACCGGCTTTCGCCGGTCGATGATCCCAGCCCTGATCAAATCCATCCCCGGCGATTGCTCCGTGGACCTGCGACTCTGGTGGGAGCATGGCAAGGGAAAGGGTTATCTGATCCCCGGGGCCAACAAGAAGCTCCACGTCGCCATGAAAGGGATGCCTGGCCGCGGCGGGGCGGGTTGCGCCCATGACCCCAAGCTCCATACGCTTGATCCGAATTTCAGCAAACTTAGAGAGTGGTGCGGTGATCCTAAGACCTACCAAAAATTTGCCCCTAAAAACCTGATCGTTATCTACACCGCCATAGCCGGCGCCGGCCGGGATCACCTGGTGGACCCGGTCCCGGCCCCCGGGGTCGATTACGTCTGTTTCACCGACCAGCCCTTTGAAAGCAAGGTCTGGGAGATCCGGCCCTTTACCTGGACACACCCTACCGAGGCGGTCCGGACCGCCAAGCACCCCAAGGTCCTTCCCCATGAATACTTCCCGGACCACGAAATCAGCATCTGGGTTGATGGCAATATCATCCCAGGCCCTGAAGCTGCGGAGATCGCCAAGCAGTATCTCGGCAATGGCCATGCCCTGGCCATGCACCGGCACCCCCGGCGCTCCTGCATCTATAAGGAAGCCGCGATAGTCTTCGGGGAAGACAAGGACCATGCCGACCTGATCCATAAAACCACCGGGCGCCTCAAGAAAATAGGAGTCCCGGCCAACGCCGGCCTTTATGAGTGCGGGATACTATTCAGAAAACATAATGACCCCAAGGTTATTAAAGCCATGCAGTTGTGGTGGAATGAATTAAATATCGGGACCCAATCGGATCAGATTGCCTTTGCCGGTATCTTATGGAAAACCGGACTCCCGGCCACGGTTATAGATACGAACCTCAGACAAAACCCTCATTTCCAGTTTGAGCCCCATGCAGAGATTTATTGGGGGAAGCTATGCAAGTAACTTATTTAATCCTTACCTGGAACCGAAAAGATGCCCTTAAAAGGCACCTGGATCTGTTATTGGAGCAGACCTACCCGGAGCCTTTTGAGGTCATTGTATGTGTTGATGGTTCTACGGATGGAACCCAGGTAATGCTTTCCCGGCTCAAGGAGATCCCTAAATATTCTCTAAAATGGTTCGATACCGTCAACACCGACAAGAACACCGCGGCGCAGGCCAGGAACATGGGGATTAAAAATGCCTCCGGCGAAATTCTTATCATGGTGGACGATGATTGCCTGCCCCATAAGCAGCTCATCGAGTCGTATTTGAAGGAGTTTAACCCCCAGGAAGTCCAGGTGGGCTACAAATCGGACCTCGAATCCTACCTGGGCATGTCCCTCCCGGTTCCCATTGAACCAGGGCTCATGACTACCTGGATGAAGGGGAAAATAAACGGTGATTTCAATTATTTCCAAACAGGGAATGTCTGCATGTCGATCATCGCCGCCCGGACTCCGGCCAAGGATGGCAGCATCGGGTTTGACGAGCGGTTTGTTGGTTACGGCCATGAGGATACCGAATTGGGCCGGCGCCTGGCCTCTGCTGTTCGTAATTTTCGTTTCAACCCTGATGCTGTGACCTGGCACATGCACCCGGGATCGGCGCCCCAGCAGGACCCGGAATTGAAGAAGACCCAGGCGGTTCAAAGCAATGCCAGGTTACAGCAAATTTTAGAGGAGCCGTTCCCTTACCCGATAACCATGAGGGAGCCAAGTATTAAGGTCGGCCTCTTCACCTCCAGACCGGCCCAAGGATATTTTTATACCTTGCTTAATCAATTAGGAAAGGCTGGGGTTCCCTTTGAAGTTGGCGAGATGCAGGGGGAGTCCTTTTGGGCGGCTCGGGGCAAATGGCATCGAGAATTCCTATCCCGGAATACCGGGAAGGTTTGTATCCTCGATGCTTGGGATACAACTTTTTGGGGAACCAAGGAGGAATTAGAACGTAAAATTAACGCCCCGATTATTTTCTCTGCGGAACGTAATTGTTGGCCTCCTCCCAGCAGGCCTGAAGATTACCCGAAATGTAAAACCCCCTGGAGATTCGTCAATGGTGGTGGATTCGGCGGCGATGCGAAGGAGTTATTGCGGCTCCTGTCCTTCGATCAGACATCGCCCGCGGGAGATCAATACAATTACGTGAAATCTTATTTGTCTGGAATCGGAGTATTAGATAGCCGGTGCCGAATTTGGCACAATCTTTATGCCGGAGAACACGGGGAACTTGTGGCCTATAATGGCCGATGGAAAAATACCATTACTGGGGAAATACCCTGTTTTATCCATGGCAATGGTGGGAGTTGGAAATATTGGCCTGATATTTTTCCAGAAACCCCTGTCCGAATTGCCGAGAAAATTGAGGGCTGGATGAGTCATATCGAACTCTCATGGCTTTCTGAAATCGCGCAGAAAATGCGGATAATTTTTGAGATTGGCAGTTACCGTGGCCGGAGCACTTATGCTCTGTGCTCAGCCTGCCCGGGCAAAGTTTATGCCGTTGATCAATTCCAATTCGGGGACCCTGAAATTTACGAATCCTTTCTTAAAAATATGGCCAATTTTCAAAACTTGACCGTTCTCAAGATGAAAAGCCTAGAAGCGGCAGTTAATGGGAAAATGCCCGCGATGGCGGACATGATTTTTCTTGATGCGGACCACGATTACGAACCTTTTAAAGCAGACATCAAAGCATGGCTCCCCAGGGCCAGGAAGATAATTTGCGGCCATGATTACGGGCCGGCTCACCCTGGGGTCATGCAGGCGGTAAAGGAGGTTTTCGGTGATAGCTTCGGGGTGTGCGAGACGATCTGGTATGTCGAACTCAGCCGCTGATCAGCCGGAAGGGAAGCTCAAGAAGACCTGGCGGCAATACCGGGACCGGGATGAGGCGGTCCAGAATCTCACTCAGGACCGGGGTAGGGCGGTTGAGGGAGCCCCGCATGACCGGATGATCCGGAAAGAAGGAGCGGTGACGAAATGATCAGGAAACTCAAATTCGCTATCATCCTTTTTGCCCTGGCTTTCCTCTGCCTGGCTTCAACAGGCTGGGCCGATAATAGCGGATTAGGGTTATCGACAAGCCTATCATTAGTGGAACAGGGTGGGGCCATCTCCAATCCCCTCTGGCCCTTCCCCGACATTCCCCTCCCGCCCTTCCTCTGGCGCCCCGACCTCACAGGGGATTACCGCAATGTGGGGAGCGATGGGGCGGCTTTGGATCTATCACCGGCTCCTGACAACCCTTATCATCCTCAAGGTTATGCACCACCACTTGGCTCTTTCAGTAATGGGTGGGTAATCAGTAATCCTTCCCAAGATTCTAATCCTCCAGGTGAAAGTAGTGTCGTTATCGTACCATATAATCCCGATGTTTCCTATTTGGGATCACTTTTCTCAATGGTGTTTAAAGTTAAATTTGGTGCGGGAGGTAACTCATGTGTGCTAGGATTTTCTGGCAGTAGCCTAGCAGATATTTGGAGAGTGTACTATAACAATTATGATTTTCCGCTTGAAGCTGATTTTATAAGTGGTGATAATGTTTTAGATAAACAAGGAATTATATTATTAGAAGCCGAGGTAGAATATATAATTGTAGTCACATTTAATAGTGGAGTTTTTCATTTTTATATAAACGGCGTCGAAGATACTATTATTGAGGGCGGTGCATCAGAAGGAACCTTGACTTCAATGCCTGATACAGGAGACGGGGTTTGTATAGGAGATGATAGTTTTTATCCAAATGAATCATCACCCGATGGCACAATTTTTAAGGCGGTAGCCGTCCACAAAGGCATCGCCTACACCCCGGCGCAGGCGGCGGAGATTACTGCGGGGTTGCAATAGGTTTAACCAATTAACTAATAAGGAGAAGTTTATGAAGAAAATCCTCTGCATATCAATCTTCTCGCTATTTCTCATCGCAGCTTTAGCCTCATCTTCCCTGGCAGCCAATAGCACTTCGATATCATCTGACGGCAGCAAGGTCAGCATAATCCTGGACGGCTCTACCGATTGGAACGGAGCCACGGACGGCCAGATGCCCCGGGGCCGGGGACTCATTGCGATCAAGTTTTTCCCCAGCGCAGCCAATGATGTCTTAGTGGTGCGGGATGGATCAGCGACAGGGCCGGAAATATTCCATGGCAAAGATGTCCCGGGTGGCGGTCTTGCTGACGGAACTTTTGGCGGCCTGGTTAGTTACCCCTATATCAAGGCCAGCGATCTCACCTTGGGGACCGCGGCTAATGCCCGGGTGATTATGCTTTTTTCCCCTATCCCCCGGTAAAAGGCTGGAAGAATTAAAGGAAAATATGATGAGCATCTTATCCTGGATCGGGAATCAACTGGGTAAGGTTTTCAATCCGAAAAAGGTAATCCTGGGTAAAGGCACCTATCCAGTGCGCCTCCCAAATGGAGAAATAGGCACCGTCACGGTTATCCCGGTCAAGGCCTCCCAACTACCCCAACCGAAGCCGGGGAGCAACCTGGAGCCCCAGGTTTCAGACCGAATGGAGGAAGCCCCCGGGCAATGGGCAATCGTTTTCAATGAAGATCTGCCCCCGGAAAAGGCTTCCGAGGCTATTAGCTGGGAAATGGACCAGATCACCGCGGGAACGACATGGGATAAAAACTAACCCGGAAAGAAGGAGCCATTACCAAATGACCAGAAAAATCTTTCATGGCCTGATTTACTTAGGTAAGGCTTACCTGATGCTAGTGGGCCTTCTGGTCACCTTGATGGTGGGCCGCCAGCTTTACCTTGACCACTATGGCAGTAATATCCCGATGGTCCGGGCGCAGCTCAATCTTGTGCTCCCCCCTTTGACCTTTACCAATAAGCCTAAACAAACTCAGCAAGGAGGACGGCAATGAACAGAAAATGGCAGATTTGCTTATTGGCAGTAGCCCTAGCCCTGGCCCTGGTAGTTTCCAGCTACGCCACCAGCTTCACCATGTCCACCACCCAGCGCCACGCCTGCGGGGCCACCATCGCCACTAACATCAGCTCGGGCCATCTCCGCATCTATTCGGGGACTGATCCGGGCGTCCTCAACGCCGTCACCGGGACCCTCCTGGTGGACTGGACGCTCAATGCCACCAACACGGATACCGGCGGGGTCACGACCTTGGGGGCGGTGACCAACGTGAACGCCTCCGGCACCAATACTGCGGCCTATTTCCGGATCACCGAGTCGGATGGGACGACCGCCCTGTTTGATGGAGATTGCAGCGCTACCTCTGGCAGCTTGACACTTAACACGCTCAGCATCGTCTCAGGCGGCCCCTGCTCCCTGAGCGGCACGATCACGGTGCCCATAGGTAGCTGATATGGATAGTATAAGACACGTTTTAGGTTTGTTCCTCGGGGGCATGGCTGCCGGAATATTCTTTTGTAGCTATGTCTTGAAACACGGGCAGAGGAAGGCTAAATGAGCCGTCTCCTCAAGATACTCGCCGTGCTGGTCCTGGGGCTGGCCCTGGTGGTCACTGGTCTGCCCCAGGCCCGGGCGGCAATCACCTGGCCTAGCACAGCAACTGCGCCTACTCATTGGTGGCCTTTCGACCAGAGTCAGGGCTTATCTGACTATGGGTCAATAGGCGGCCTGACTCTCTCGCAAGGGGGGGTAGGATCTCCTTTAAGTTGGCTACCTAATGGTATTCATCTTCCTACCAATACCTATGCCGGGTGTGCTTCAAACACAGACTTATGTGATCTTGGAGCCACTTTTTCTATATTGTTTGAGTGGGTTTGCATTAATGATTGGAGTATTCTTGGTTGTGCGGCACCTGATGTCCACACAACCGGATGGTATGCAGGCGAACTTGGAGCCGGTGAAAATCTATATCTGAAAACGTATAATCCTTCCGGCACACTAAATAGTGTCGGTGTTGGTAGTGGGCTTAACAATGGTGTTATGAATCAAGCGATTCTGGTTCATTCAGGGGGGAAATCTACTCTATATATAAACGGAGGCGTAGCCTTAGCAGCAACATCACAGGCCGATCCTCTTGCTATCATTGGTCTATTTACAATAAATGGTGCCGGAGATGTTTATGGATCAAGAACCATTACCGTTAGACAAGTTGCCATTCTTAAAGGGACGGCCTGGAGTCAGAGTGATGTATCGAATATTTGGGTTGCCTTTAATGGCTACCCGGCCACCCTTTCGGGCAGCCTTACCCAGGTATCGACATCCCTGTCCGGAAGCTCCATCGTGTCTACCCTGTCCGGGGCCTTGGCCCAGATCACAGGGGCATTCACGGGGAACCATGGCATTGGCGCAACCATTTCCGGAACCTTGACCCTATTTTCGGCATCCCTATCTGGAAGCTCTGTGACATCCACCCTATCTGGTGCCTTAACTCAAGTGTCCGCCTCATTATCAAGTGCCGTGGTTGATTTCACCGGCGCACTTTCAGGGTCCCTGGTCCAAGTTTCATCCGCCCTGAGCGGGTCGTCGCTGGTATCTACCCTGTCCGGGGCGTTAGCGCAGGTGACGGGGGCGTTCATCGGGGAGCATGGGGTGTTAGCCACGGTAGGGGGAATGTTGACGCAGGTATTCGCCACCCTGACTGGTGATCATGGGGTGGCAGGAGCCATATCGGGGACCTTGGCCCAAGTGTCAGCGTCCTTGAACAGTTCTTCTCTGGTGGCTGCCCTCTCAAGTGTGCTATCGCAGGCCACTGCCTCACTGTCCGGTTCTGTGGTCAATTTTGTGGGCAGCTTGGGGGCCGGCATAACCCAGGTCTCAGCCTCCCTTTCAGGGAGCGAGCTGGTGGCAACCCTGGCCGGGGCACTATCTCAGGTAACGGCTGCCATCTCAGGGACCATAAGCCAGATACAGGCGATAACGGCGGCCCTCACTGGCACCATGACCCAGGTATCGGCGGCCTTCAACAGCTCATCACTGATCGGCTCACTCTCCGGCAGGCTATCCCAGGTCACCGCCTCACTTTCGGTCAGTATTATCGACTATACCGTTTCCCTAACCGGGACCTTGAGCCAGGCCACCGCCTCGCTGACGGGGGCGCATGGCATCGGCGGGACCCTTGCCGGAGTGGTTTCAAAGATCTCCTCTGCTTTAAATGGGTCATCGCTGGCAACTACCTTGAACGGGATACTCAGCCAGGTTGATGCCTCATTATCCGGGGCGCACGGAATCGGGGGAACCTTATCGGCATGGACAAATCAGGCAACCGCCATTCTCTCCTGCGGTCATGGGGTGGCGGCTGCCTTAAATGGAACCGTGGATCAAATCACTTCGGCATTATCAGTCGGTATTTTCCGGCGACTGCTCACTTATCTTTATGTGCTGCTCATTGAACCAGAAAACCGCCAGCTCACGGTCCCGATGGAAAACCGGGTGCTACCCCTGGCATTTGAAAACCGGACCCTAATAGTGCCATCCGCAAAGGGAAGCCAATGAAACGGTCAAGGCAGTCAATATTTCTGGTCCTGGCGGCAATATTCATCATGACGGCGGTAGCCAACACCGTTCAGGGTGCAACCGGCTTCACTTATTCCGATGGCTGGTATGCCCCCAGCAAGGACGCCGCCGCGGTTCTGGATTATTCAATCGACTGGAGCCAATGGCTGGCCGGTGATACCATCGCCGCCAGCTCCTGGACCTGCGACCAGGGGATAACCGGGGTTCCGGTCAGCGGCCCGGACACGACTAAAACTTCCATCTGGCTTTCCGGAGGTACGATGGGGCAGACCTATAAGATCTCCAATAGCATAATACAGTAGGCGGCCGCATCGATGTAATAAATTTTAAGATCAAGGTGAGGTAAATGGACCTTACTACCCTTGCAAGCGTGAAAGCATCTCCCTGGCTGGCCGATATGGTCTTAGGGGATTGGCAGGACACCTGGGACACTATGATCGGCTACCTGATCACGGCCCGGTCCCGGGATGCCGAGCGCTACTGCAACCGTGAATTCGAGAAGAAGCAGGTAATCGAATATCACGACGGCGGCGGGAAGTTCCTGTTTCTCAAGCGCACCCCCATCAATTCCCTGGTGGATATCAAATGGTCCCTTTTTTACGATTGGACCGAGAATTACCTGGAGATCGATGCTCAAACCCCCATGGTCGGCTTCAATGCTACCATCGGGTCAGTAATCCTCATCGGCGGGATCGACTGGTATACCGGGATCAAAACCATCCAGGTGACCTACATCGGCGGATACGATCTCCTGACCACGGCTCCCAGTGCCCCGCCCATCCCGCCTTATATGCCTCTACCGGAAGACCTGGAGGCAGCTATCGCCCAGCAGGTCGCCTATGATTTCAGGCGGCGGAAGGACCTGGGGCTTATCTCAGTAACGATGATTGATGGGAGCATCCAGAAGAAGAGTACTGACAAATGGCTGCCGGATGTCGAGCTGGTTCTTAAAAAATACCGGCATCGCTTCTTTGGGTAAGGAGGCAAAGGTCATGCAAAAATACGAAAGGATCGTCGCCTTCCCGGGGCTCGTAAATGTCGGGATAGTCTCATTTTACCCAGACCATGAGGCCCTATGTGCCGATTCCCGTTCTCTGAGTATGACCATGGGCGCCAATATCCTGCGGGCCGCAGCACCTCAATCTTATGAGATGCTGGCGAAGATGGGGATCAAGACCACTCTAAATCTGCAGATGGCCAGCGAAAAGCAGAAGGATGATACGGTAGGCATAAAAGAAATCTGGGTGCCTTTGTCGGTCTATCAATCCATTCCCCCCGCGAAATTTAACAGCATCATAAAAGTCACTCAGGACCCGGCCAATTATCCTCTCCTCATTCATTGTTTGGCTGGCCATGACCGGACCGGGGTAGTCTGCGCGGCCCGGCGCATGGCGGTGGACGGCTGGGCCTGGTTCGAGGCCATCGAGGAGATGGATCATTTTGGCTACAACATTCTGACCGTCCCCCTGATGCTCTCGCTCAAGGATTGGGCCAAGGACAAGGGGATCACGGTAACCTGATAAAGGAGGGATTTATGAAATTCAAACCTTGGGAGAAAGAAGTACTGCCGGAACCGCTTCTAGACGAATTGACCATGACTTGCACATGCCGCGGCTGTAGTTGCCAGGCTTGCAATGGCCTTCTATGGGTGACACTCCGGGAAGCCATCAAGTGGGACATGATCACGAAGAAGCAGGCCCTGGCAAAAGTCGAAAATTACAAAAAGGAAAAGGCTGAAAAAGAAGTAGCCCATGGCTGACCTGATTGAAAAAATCCAGGCGAAAGGTGCCGGCCTCCAGGCCAAGGCGGTGGAGATCGTCAAGAAATACTCTACCGTCCTCTGGCGATCAGTCCTAGATAAAGTGAGTGCTGGCACTTCTTCTGATACCCTCAGCCGGCGCACTGGCAGTTTGGCTCGGAGCATTCAAAACTTTATCCCTGAAATTAGCGAGGGCACTGTTACTGGGGGAGTAATCGTTAGCGAAAAATATGCCATTGCTCATTTTGGCCCGAGAGGTTCGGAATATCCTATTGTCGCCAAAAAACAATTTCTCACCATCCCGACCGATTTTGTCAAAACAGCAGCCGGAGTAGCAAAAGGACAGATGGAGGGGGGGCCACCCTGGACATTCCTGGGGATGCCAACTTTTATTTCAAAGGGCGTGATCTTCGGCAAATTGGAAGGTGGCCTTCAATCTTCCGAGGGTGTGCGACAGCGCAGAGCTGCCGGGGAAAAAATGAGTAAGGATCAGATTATCCCTTTATTCATTTTGAAATCTTCGGTAATGATCCCCCGCCGAATTGACATGCAGCAGGATGTCCTTGATCCGATAAGGCCTCAATTCGTGGCGGATTGCCAGACCATGGTGAGTGATAAATGACCGGCCCGACGATGGCGACTACGGTTAAGGACCAACTCATGAACGCCGTGCTGGGGGCCCTGAGCACCATCGCGACCTTCAAAAAGGTGGACCGGCTTAAGACCTGGCCTCTCAACCTTGACGCGGTTCCTCTGCCGGCAGCCTTCTTTTTCGAGAGCGGCGAAGATACCACCTGGCACAAGGGCGGGCTGGCCGCCCAGGTGCAGCTCAAGCTCACATTCTGGCTTTTTATTCAGCTATCACCGGCCGGCCCGGTAGGTTTTTATCCATTGGCCGATGACCTCCAGGGCCAACTTCATAACCTCATCGTGAGCCTGGTTAAGCCGGGGGCTCCAGGGGCCAATTTTTACGTTCTCGACTCGGAATCAACCCGGGATGACATCCCTAACGACGAGTTGGGGGTCCGGACGATTACCATGAGTCTCAAATTTATGCACGCGTGGGGGAACGCCTATGCCACTTTATGAGATTCCAAAGGAGAAGCCCATGAAAGATACGCCAGAAGAACAAAAAGACCACCAGGACGAGGAAGCGGCCCTGGAGCAGGCTTTTGAGAAGACAGTCGCACCCCTCATAACCAGCCATGAGCAGGTCCGGGCCGCCGAGATCATCGAGGCCTGGTTCAAGTCGAACTTTACTAACAATTGGTGTAGTCAAAACACTGAGATTTATAACAGGCTTTATACCGCCAAGTTGGATCTCTTGAACCGCTTCAAAAGCTAAAGCGCAAAAATAAAAAAGGAGGAACGAGCACTATGCAGACCCCAGGACAGTTTGGATTTGGCTCCGGAAGCCTCTGGGCCATCCCTACCATAAGCATGGCCGGCGCCCCCATCACTACCCCCACCCCGATCCCCTTTGGCGGGCTCCAGGAAGGGACGGTTGAGTTTTCCGGCAACATCAAAGAGCTTTTCGGCATGAATCAATTTGCCCTCATAGCTTTGCCTGGCCAAAAAAAGATCACCGGCAAGGCTAAGGCCGGGGTTATCTCGGCGGAGATGCTCAATATCTTTTTCGGGGAGACTCCGACGGTCGGCCAAATCCTGATCGCCAAGCAGGAGGCCGCGACCATCCCCAGCTCGGGCGGACCTCACACCGTCGCCAACGGCACCACGTTCACCGTTGACCTGGGAGTAAGCTGGGGGCCCACCGACCCCAACAATCCCATGATGCCCCTGAAATGTGTGGCCGGGCCGACCCCGGCAACCGGGCAGTATTCCGTGGGAGCGGGCGGGGAATACACCTTCGCTGCCGCCGACGTGGGAAAGAGCGTTCTGATCAGTTATTCCTACACCACTGCCGCCGCCCCGGGAGCGGTGATCCCGATCCTCAATCACCCTCTCGGAACCGGCCTGTTCTTCATGGTGGTGCTCAATATGCTGGTGGTGGGCAAGAGCTTGACCCTGGTACTCAATCAGTGCGTCAGCAACAAGCTCAGCATGGGTACGAAGCTGGAAGATTTCGAGGTCCCGGAGATGGACTTCCAGGCCATGGACCCCGGCACCGGGATAATCGGGAGTTACAGCTTCAATAACTAAAGAGGGGGATTTATGCTGAAAGGCGAAAAGATCAAGGTGGGCGGTGAGGAGATGGTCCTCCCGCCCCTTAACCTGGATGATGTCGAGGCCTATTGGGCCGAACTCCTTGACGGCTCCCTGGCCAAAAACCCGAAGGGCATTGCTGCGATCTTTCATGCGGCCCTGGTGCGGAATTACCCGGCCCTCACTATTGAGGAATTCAAAAAGAAAATGAGCCCCGGGGAATTAATGATGCAGATCCCCATCCTGATGAAGCAGAGCGGGTTTCTGGTGGGGGAACCGGGAAAGGGGAGCAAGTCGAGCCAGACTGGCAGTGGCTAAGAGCGCATATTGCCACCATCACCGGCTGGACCTGGGATTACATCGGTCAAAACCTGTCGCTCCCCCAGGTTGCGGGTTTAATGAAATATTGGCAGGAGAACCCACCCCTGCGCCTGATGATTAATCACTTCCTCGGGGTTAAGGGCACCCGCGGCACCACGGCTTCACCGCCCCCGAAAAATACCGGGGATATCACCGGGATGCTTGGCGGTGCCGGCGTATGGCAGGTGAGCGAAAGCATACTTGACCGACTGATGGCCCCTTACCTCGACAAAAAGGGCGGGAATGGCTGACTCGGACCAGATAAGCGGCAAGATCGTTATTGAAATGGCTCAAGCGCAAGAGGCGCTCAACCGGATAACTGCGACCCTCCAGCAGACCAAAGAGACGATGCAGAACGGCTTCCGCCAGATGCAAAGTCAATCCCAGCAAAGCTCCCAACAGATCAAGTCCGATGTCGATAAGATGAGCACCGGGATTGTCAGCTCAATAAAGGATATGCACGGTCAGGTCACCGGGGCCTTTTCTTCCCTCACCGCCACCATCGGCAAAATCGGCACGGTCTTTCTGGGGCTTGGTGCAATCTTCGCAGGCGGTGCCATTTTTAAGGGTGCAGTTGACACCTTTGTAAACATGAATATGCAGGCCAAGCAGATGGCCGTCACCATGGGGATGACGATTCCCAATGCCAGTGCCCTCCTGGAATCCTTTAAACGAGTCGGGATTGAGGGGGAAAGCGCCACCGGCATGATGGTCCGCATGACCCGGCAGCTCAAAACTAATGAGGCACAATTTAACGCAAACGGGATTGTGACACGGGATGCTGGGGGCCATCTATTGAGCATGAATGAGATCATGTTCAATTCGATAGACCGGCTCAAGGAAATGCAGGCGGGCACTGAGCGCAACCTGCTGGCTACCACCATCTTCGGCCGCTCGGTTCAGGGGATGCCAGGCCTTCTTCGCATGTCTGCAGCCGCGGTTGCCGAAATGAAGGATCACCTGGCAAAGTTGGGGCTCACTCTGGACGATGTTTCAGTGGCCAAGGCAATTAAATTCAAGGAGGGGATGCATGATGTGGGGCTGGTCTTCGATGCCGTCAAATATAAAATCGGGGAAGCCCTGATCCCCACTTTAATGCGCCTCTCTGCCATGTTTTCTAAATTTGGGCCAGACGCCGTCGGAGCCATAGCCAAGGTTCTTAATGCCTTTGCCGATTTTGTGGGTCAGGCGACGGTTGCGGCCAGCAATATCCGGGATGCCTTCGCCTTTGCCTGGGATCAGATGAAGATCGGGGCGCAGACGGCTTCCAATGTCATGAAGGCCACAATCCAGGGTAACTTTTCGGATGCGGCGGCGGCGGCGGCGGCCGGATATGCCGCCATGAAGAAAAGCTCCGAGGATTGGGCGGCCCAGGCGGTCCGGGATGCCAATGAGGTGCGCTTTGCCATCTCCAGCGCCATGGCAGCCAAGCCCGGGATGCCCAAGGGCATGGCGTTCATGGGGGGCGAAGTCGAGCATCCCGAGAAGGCTCCTGAGACAGGGGGCGCTGCCTTTGTTTCCAAGGAAAAGGGCGGCGGCGGCAAAGATACCCAGGTGGCAGATTGGGAAAAGCAGCTCGAAGAACTCAAGGCGCATGACCGGGCTTTCATGGATGAGGAAGGAGCCATGGTCAAAGCCTTCTGGGCTGAGCACCTGGCCACCGGGGAAACCGCTACCAAGGCTGAGGAAGACTCCCTGCAGGCTAAGGTGAAGGCGGGGGCGACCGCCAGGCTCGAAGCAGAGAAAGGGTTCTGGACCGAGAGGCTTTCCGAGGCCGGGGCCGGCACCGATGCCTACGCCCAGGTCGAGAAGAAGATCTTTGAACTGGAGCAAAAGATCAACAAGGATCGCCTGGCCAGCGAGACAGACTTAATCAAGTCGAAGATCGCTGCTAACCAGGAATTTATTAAAGCCCAGGAAGCCTCTATTACCCAGCAAATGAAATTGGATCAGGTCGCTCTTAAATCCCAGGAGGAGGGCCTGAAACGCCAGCAGAAAATGAAGGAGATTACCGACGTTGAAGAATTAACTCGATACCGGGCCCTATTGGCTCAAGAACAAGCGGAAGAAGAAAAAAAGGCAGAGCAGGCGGTAGCCTTATATGCAAAAGATGCCGTTAAATATAAGGAATATTGCGATAAATTAGTTCTCCTGAAAAGGGAAAACGCCCTCAAGCTCCAGCAGCTCGACGATCAGATAGCCGAAAAAAGCCAGACTGACTGGAGTAAGTTGACGAATAGCATGGGTAGCTCATTCAAGAGTGTCGTAGATTCCCTGATGGGCGGGGGCAAGAACATGCAGAGCGTCCTCCAAGGGGTCTTCAAGAACATCCTGAACGCCTTCATGGAGATGATCGAGCAGATGATCTCCCAGCTTGCCATCTTCAAGAGCATGATGGCAGGGTTAGGTGGCCTCTTTGGCGGTGGCGGTGGCGGAGGGGCTGCCGAAATTGGGGAAGCTGCCATAAGCGCTGTAACATCCTTTCTCGGCTTCGAGCATGGCGGCATCGTCCCCTCGGCGGCCGGGGGCTGGGATCTGCCATCCGCCGCTGGCGGCTGGGATCTGCCATCCGCCGCTGGCGGCTGGAATGTTGCCGGGGCTACCCTGGCCCTGCTCCATCCGCGGGAGATGGTGCTTCCGGCCGACCTGGCCGGCGGCGTCCGGGATATGGTGGACCAGGGTGGTGGGGGTGGCGGCGATACCCATGTTCATTTCCACGTCAATACCATCGATCAGCGGGGAGTGGCGGGCTTCCTAAAGGATAATCACCGGCACATCATAAATTCAATCAATACTGGACGGCGCCAGGGCGGGAGAACTACTGGATGAGCGATATCATCTTCCCAAATCTCCCCGGGATGACCTTCCCGGTAATCAAACAGCCCACTTTCTCGACCATCCAGCAAGAGTCGGTGAGCGGGCTCAAAAAGAATATCGCCAACTGGCTTTACCCGCGCTGGGAGATCACCATTCCCTATTCATGTTTGCGGGATAATATGAATTTCGCTGGCGTTTATTACAACGAGCTTCAAACATTGATCGGTCTTTTCATGGCCTGCCGCGGGCGCTTTGACACCTTCCTGTTCGATGATCCCGACGATAATTTTATCTCCGGCCAGGAGCTGGGGGTCGGGGATGGGAATACCACCGCCTTTCAAATGATTCGCTCCTGGGGTGGTTTTGTCGAGCCGGTTTTCAATATCAAGAGCCTCCCGGCCCCGATCATCTATCTTAACGGCGTGGCCCAGGATCCCTCGACTTATTCCATCGCCATGACCGCCTCGGGACTATTGACTTTCGGTGCGCCTCCGGCCAGGGGCTTTGTGATCACCGCGGACTTCGGCTATTACTGGCGGTGCCTTTTCCAGGAAGATTTGAGCGAGATCCAGAAATTCATGAAAAACATCTGGGAGCATAAGGGCATCAAGATCGAGACGGTGAAAGGATCGTGAAAACTCAGGGCGTCACTTCCGGCCTGGCCGCATTATTACAGAGCACCGAGCCGGTCTTCTGTTTCGACCTTTATACTTTCACCCTCGGCGGCGGCGCCGCGCTTCAGGGGAGTCCCTTGCCGGAGGGCGGCCAGGTTCTGCGTTTTACTACTGCCGACATCCCCCTCACCATCGCTGGCCAGGAATATCAAACCGGGATCCTCTGGGATCACAGTAAGATTGAATTAAAACTCGGCATGGAGTCCGATACCCTCCAGGTCAATGCTTACGCCACCCCTGCCGACCTGGTTAATGGCATCCCCTTCCATCAATTCTTACGCCAGGGCGGCTTGGACAATGCCTATCTGCTGTTGCAACGAGCCTTCTATCCGGTCCCGGGCGGCTGGTTTGTTGACGGCTGGTTTACCCCTCCAGGATGGTTTCAGGCAGGTCAAATCCTTGGGGAGCCAGCCGGCGTCATCAGGCTTTTTTCAGGCGTGGTTACCGAGGTGGTCACTGGCGGTCTGACGGCCCAGATCAAGATAGACAGCCATCTTTACACCTTAGATATTAAGCTCCCCCGGAATCTTTACCAGCGCCTCTGCAATCACGCCCTCTATGGTCAGGGATGTGGTCTGAACCGGGCTAATTACCAAGTGGTCGGCCAAGTGCAATCCGGAAGCACGCTCTTTCAGCTAAACGTGAGCCTATCCGGGAGCGGGGTCTATCCTGATGGATATTTTAGCCTTGGGGTGCTGCAATTCACCTCCGGGGACCTTGAGGGGACCATCGCCGGCATCCAAACCCATGCGGGTTCGGCCTTCACCTTGACACCTCCCCTCCTGTCTGCTCCGGCACCTGGGGATACTTTCAGGGCATGGCCCGGCTGTGACCGAGCACTCAGCACATGCACGAACAAATATAATAACCAGGCCAGATTCCGGGGATTTCCCTGGGTTCCCGTGCCCGAAACTGCCACTTAGGTAATGAAATGAATAACTTAGCTGATTTCGAATCAGCCCAGCGCCAGGCGGTCATCAGCGAAGCTGAATCCTGGATCGGCACGCCCTTTCATCACCAGGGGCGGGTCAAGGGGCGCCGGGGCGGTGTCGATTGCGCCATGCTGCTTCTGGAAGTCTTCCGGGGGGCCGGGGTCATCACGGATGATCGGACCATCCCCTACTATTCCCAGCAATGGCACCTGCACCGCTCCGATGAGAAGTATCTGGAGATGATCCTGGCCTTTGGCGCCCGGGAGATCACCACGCCCCAGCCAGGTGACCTTGCGATCTGGAAGGTTGGCCGGGCCTTTTCCCACGGAGCCATCGTGGTCCTTTGGCCCGAGATCATCCATGCCGTCGTGGATCCGATAAATGCCTGCGTCCGGGACAATGCCCTGAGATCAACCCTGAACCTTACCAAATACCCGGTGAAGTTCTTTACTCCCTGGAGGAAAGCTGAATGAAAACCCTGCGATTGATCGTCCTCTTGCTTCTGGTCCTGGCGCTCCCTGCCCAGGCCGGCCAGTGGACCGGCAATGGCTACTTCTATAAGCCCAGCATGGGGGCCTCGGGACCTACGGAATGGGCCAAGTTCAATCAGGGCCTTGATCAGGCCGACGCCAAGCTGGCCTCCATCCAGTCCCAGATCACGCCGACGGCACCCCTCACCTATGACCCCACTTCCGGGGTGCTGGCAATCACAGGTGAAACCTTTCCTGTGAGCGGTCTGATTGCTGGCACTACCGATATACAAACTTTTACCAATAAACGGATCACCAAGCGGGTGCAAACCTTTACCGCCGATTCGACCTCGATCACGCCAAATGGAGATTCCTACGATGCTGGCCGTCTTCTTATGCCTGCGGCTACCGCTGGCACCCTGACAGTCAATAATCCCTCGGGAACCCCCACCGATTTCCAGAAATATGAATTAGCCCTCACAACTACAAATGCTCAGACCATTTCATGGGGGAATGCCTATGTGGCCGGGGCCACACCCCTTCCTGCAGTTACGGTGGCAGGTCAAGAGGTGCGCTGCGGATTTGATTATGATTTCGTAAAAAGCACATGGAAACTTGTAGCTGTCGCTGGAGGGTTTGCACAATGAGAAAGTTCAAACTCTCCCTCATCTGGTTTGTCCTTGCCTTCGCGTGCCTGACAGGTCTGGTCTATCCAGTATTTGCAGCAAATAACTTTGGCAGCGATCCATCCTGCAAGGCCCTCTGGCGTTTCGAGTCAGCGGCCTTGGATGTGGATTCTATTGGCACAAATACCCTCACGCTGGTTGGTGCCCCTATTGCCGATGCTGTTAATTTTGAGGAAGGGGCAGCCTCGATCCTTCTCGATGGTGCTACCCAATACGCCTATATCCCAGACGCCAGCCTATCCGCAGGATTTCCGCTAAATAGCGGTGACACCGCTAAACTTGCCACTTTTACCTTCCGGTTCCGGCCGGAATCGCCAACAGCAAGTGACCGGGTTGTTATTGGTAAATGGGAAAATAATAATTTTAGTTTTGTGTTTGATGTAACCGGCCTATCTCTTTCAATTGGATGGGCCACCAGTAATACTGCTGCTGATTGGAATTGGGGAAGTATATTTACATTTACATTAAATCATTGGTATAGGATTGCTGTAATTATTGATGGGGCAACCAATAAAACCTGCACAATTATAATTTATGATGTAACAGCAGGTACCTATACTTATTTAACCCATACCTATTCAAGTGCTTTAAATGTCAGCACTGCCGCCTTTGCTATCGGGGCAACTGCCGACCCTGGTGCTTATTTTAGTGGCAATATTGATGAGGTTGTGGCCTTTAACCGGAAGCTGAATCTCGTTGAAATCGAAAGCATCTTCAATCAGATTTATACCGGCCCTTATGCCCCAGCATCCCCTGGCAATGTTTTCACAGGCGACAACCGCTTCCAAGCCAGATGGAGGTTTGAGGCTGGGGCTTTGACGACTGATTCAAGCCCTGCTGCTGGCGGTAATGGAACCAATACTCTTACTTTACAAGGTTCGCCAAATCCTGTGCTCGACTCCTTTGGGATTATGGAAGGATCAGACGCTGCATATTTGGCCGCCGATCATTCTTATTTTAAAATATCTGATAGCAATCTTTCTGCTGGTTTTCCATGGATAAGTTCTGGTGCCAACAAGAAAGGAACGGTGTGTGGTTGGGTTATTGTTTCAGCACGAGGGGCCAGTTTTGATTCGGGTTTATGGGCGAAGAAAGTTACTGATAATTTTACTGGGGGTATTTCTGCCTATATTGCCCGTACAGCCCCAAATCATCTATTCGTAGTTTCTGATACAACAGTATATGATACTGGAATCGCCTTTCTACTTTTCGGTATATATCATGTTGCTTTTGTTATAGATAACACTAATAATACTCTCCATGTGAGAGTTTATAGTGTAGCGAGCGGTATTGCGACTAATTACGATACGAGTATAGTGGCCTTTGGATTAGGGAGCGGCAGTTTTTGGTTAGGATCGGATAACTCCAACTCCTGTATTGGCAGCTGGCTCGATGAGTTCGTAGTGGCTAATGCGCTGCTTTCTGATGCTGAGATAGATGCTATTCGGGAGCAGGCTTTCCCGCTGGGTGCAGGAAATTATTTTTTCATCTTTTAATGAGAGCGCGTAATGTCCGGCTTGATGGGCAACAAATCCGCCGGCACCAGCGGGCGCACGGCGCTGGAGGGCCTGGTGATCCATAAATTAAAGGAGCAACTTTAATGCCTAGCCCCGAAGGGCAGGCCTGTCCCAAGCAAAAGGCGGTGATAAGGTGACACAGAATACCCAATGGTTAGAGCGAACGCTCCTCTATGCGGCAGGAGTAGTCATCCTGACCCTGCTGGGCTTCGGCTTCAGCAACCTCACGGGGAGCCTGTCGGACATAAAGCAGGGCCAGTCAGCCCAGACCAATCATTTCGACCAGGTGAATCAGGGGTTGGACACCCGGATACGATCGGTAGAGAATGGTCAAGCGGCGGTCATGGCCAGGCTTGACGACACTAAGGCCAGGCTTGACGCCTGGAACGCACGATACTTCCCGGCAAAGAAGGAAAAGAAATAATGACTCCAACCGAAGAAAAGCGGAATTTTACCAAGGCCGATGGCGTTAGCCAGAAGGAGTATTTTGAGGCTATCCTGGGAGCTATGGATAAAGCATTTGATGCCCGCATAGAATCTATGCAGATGGCGGTGAATTTAGCGAAACAGGACATGGAACGCCGCATGGATGGTTTCCCTAATCAGTTTGTGAAGAAAGGGGAAACGGATGTTGCCATTACCCAATTAGCTTCCGATATGAAAACCCTTAATGAAATTAAAAATACTTATTTATCCAGGACCGAATTTGATATGGCGCATACCCGGCTTAATGATGATGTGAGAAGCCTTCAGGATGCCAAAAATCAAATGGAGGGCAAGGCTTCACAGAACTCAATGGTGTTGGCCATTGCTGTTAGCTCAGTAAGTTTTATCATGGCGCTTATAGGTTTGATGTTGAGGTTTTTAAGGGTTTAGGGGAGGGGGTAACATGAACCACCTTGGATGGACGTTATGGCTAAGGAAATCGGAGTCGAGGAATCCGATGAGCACCAATAAATTTAAGGTGGTGCAGTAGTAAAAAACTATTAAGGAGGTCACCATGTTAAGTTGGGATTCCCTGGATAATTTCAAAAAAGCCGGATTCCTGAGCGGCTACCCAACCAACCTGAAAAGGTTTTTTGCCCCCGAGGATGACGTTCATGGGGCCTTGGCCGCTGTCGTAAAATCAGCAAAACTTTCGATAGCCTGCGCCATGTTCGGCTGGGATGATGATGAAATTGACGAGCTTTTCCGCGAGGCCCTGATTAATGAGGGGCTCCCGGTGCAACTGGCCCTTGATAAAACCCAGGCTGCAGGGAAACACGAAAGGGAGATCCTGGCAAAGTGGCCGGTTCATATAATCGGTAATAATGTGGTAATCGGCCAGAGCAGCAAGCACGCCATCAGCCACCTCAAGCTCTTTGTAATTGACGGTATCTATACGGTTGGCGGGAGCACGAACCTTTCGGACTCTGGGGAGAAGAAACAAAATAACGAGCTGATCGTTTTCCGTGATCCGGTTTATGCGGCAGAGACCCGGGCCAAAATTGACCTGGTACATGATGAAATGGCTCGCCAAATGTCCGGGAAGAAGTGACCTATTTTTTTCTTGCAAACTCAAGCAAAAAGCTATACCGTGGCTCCAGACAGGAGCTTGGTTTAAACCTCATGACGCGGGGCCCTCGGCCAACCGCAAAAAACTAAAGGGGGTATCAGGTATGAAAAGATTCACTTTGATCCGTACAATTTTGGCAGTTTTGGTGATCCTGGTCATGTGCCTGCCCATGGCGGGCTGCGGCGGCACAATTTCATCCTGGTTTAATACCGCGGTGACCCAGCTTTGCAACCCGACCGCGGCCCAGAAGGCCGATGCCCAGACCATCCTTAATGCCGCCAATGGCGTGGCGGCTGCTTTCGCGGCAAGTGGCAACCCCGTGGCCATAGCGATTGCGGCTGGCCTCCCGGCTGCTGAGGCTGTCTTCACGGACATAGTTAACGGTGCCTGCACGGATTATGCCAAAATCGAACAGGCATACAATAGCATCCAGGCCGCTAATACTGCGGCGGCGGCCTCAACCCCTGAAACGAAGGCTCTATCAGGAATTGCGAAGCCTTTCGTGCTGCCTCCTTTGGGCCATTTCATCCCGGGGAAGCAATAGCGGCGCCTGCCTGGGGAACCGGAGCCGATGATAAAGGGCCAGGGCAGATGTCCTGGCCCATCCCTGCCCCAACTCGGAATGGCCAGCAGGCATTTGATGACCCCTGGTTATCGAGCGATTATTATTTTCTGATCACTATCCGGAGGTTTTGATGCGAACCCTGATTCTTCTATTTGTCCTATTCTGGGAGATGGTCAAAAACTATAAATGGCTCTGGCTCCTTCTGCTCCTAATAGTCTGCTCCGGGGCGATTTCTTTTTATGTCTTAATCCTTTTGCTAAATCTGATCAGGGGAATCATCTGACCATGAAAGAAATCCTAATCAAATTTATTTTATTGGTTGCCAGTTGGTTCGGCTACGGTAAAGAAGTTGCGGCCGCGGAGGCTTACCAAGCCGAAGGCCAGCGAGAGGACGCCGAGGCCATCGAGCATAAAGTGGCTGAGATTCAAGAAACCGAAACCCGGATCCGGGCCCAGGAGGAAAAGGACCATGAAAAGGTGGCTAATGCTTCCGATCCTGGTAGTGCTGCTATCGACTTGCTCAGGTCAGATGGCATCATTACCCCCGACCCAGAAAATGACCCAGGAACAGATAAGTAAAACTCATTTGACACGGCCTGAGGTCCATTTATCCGAGGCAGATGCTAAGAATCTGGAAAGAATTATAAAGACCCTTCCTAAGGCTGATGCCCAGGTTGTCACAAACGTCTTGGAAGCCCTGCATGACCTCCATTTACAATCAAACGCTGTATATGAGGATTACCTAAAAAGGTAAAGGGGCGCGCTGTGTCCGGATTAATGGGGGAAAAAAGCCGTGGCACCAGCGGGCGCACCGCGGCTAAGATCAGCACCCTCCAGGCCTCCTACCGGGTAAACACTTCGATCGAAGGCCTGTGCATCCCCATCCTCTACGGGCGCAACCGGCTCCAACCCAACATCTTCTTCGCCTGGTCCTGGGTTCCACAGGGCAACTGGACGGAACCTCCGGGCCAGGGCGGTAAAGGCGGACTCTTCGGCACACCTAAGCAAGGTGGAAGTATCCAATATACCTACAGCATGTGGATGTTACTTGGCCTTTGCGAAGGGCCACTCCTCGCCATCGGGCGCCTCTGGCAA